ATCTCAAGATTTCAAATTATTGATTGATTCAGTTAAAACGCTAGCTACAACAAAACACAATTTCAAAAATTTAATTATTGATTCATTCACTAAAATTTATTTGCTTGAGGCTGCAATCGCAGAGGAAAAAATAGGGAATGATTTTGGGCGAGATAAAAAAGAAGCAAACAGGCCAACTCGTCAATTAATGCGCTGGTTAGATAAACTCGACATGAATGTTATTTTAATTTGCCACTATAAAGACAAATGGGAACGTAAAAACGGCGAATTAATTAATGTTGATTCCACGTATGACGGTTATGACAAGCTTGAATATGATCTTGATTTGTGGATTGAGACAAGCGAAAAAAACGGACAGCGTATATTTGAGGTTAAAAAGTCACGAATTGAAAGTATGCCAAAAGGGATGGTTAAGCCATTAGATTATCAAACATTTATTGAATTATATGGTAAGGAAGATATTGAAAAAGAAGTAAAAGTGCTAGAATTAGCAACACAAGAACAGATTAAACGAGTTAAAGAATTAATTGAAATGTTTAATATTCCGCAAGATGCTATTGATAAATGGCTAAAAAAAGTTGACGTTGATAGTTTTGAAGAAGCACCAAGTGAAAGTATTCAAAAGTTTGTTGATTCATTTGAGTCAAAAATAAAACAAGGAGATAAAAAATAATGAAAATGGATTACAGAAATGTACAAGATAATATGAGTTTTATTGAGCCTGGAAAATATAACGTAGAAATATACGACGTGGTACAAGAATTCTCTGAAAAAGTAGAGCATGAAATATGGAAGATTACTTTTAAAATAGTTAAAGATTGCGAATTTTACGGGAGAAAAATATCAGACAATATTATATTTATGGAAAATTTAGCACAACGTAACAAATCAATTTTCCGTGCGCTTGGGTATAATGTAGATAGTGAAGAGTTAGACGTTGAACCAAACGATTTGCTTAAAAAACGTGTACAGATTGAAATTGTAAAAGAAACGTATGAGAAAGATGGCCAGACAAAAGAAACAAGAAAAGTAAAGTTTTTTGATGGTTGGATGCCTGAAAATGAAGAAGAAAATTCAATACCTTTTTAATCCATTTTAATTATTTACATCCATTTTAATTAATGTTGTTATATGAATGGAGGTGATTATGAGAAAAAAATGTTTTAAATGTAATAAAGTAAAGGATATACAATATTTTTATGTTCATAAAAACATGGCTGACGGGTATTTAAACAAATGTAAAACATGTGCTAAAAAAGATGCAAGAAATAGATATAATGATCCAGAAGCCAAAAAAAGAATTGTTGAATATGAAAAGAAAAGATCTAAAACGGAACACAGGAAAAAAAGGTTTTTGAATATACACAAAAAAGAAAATTGAAACATGTAAATAAATACAAAGCTCATAAAAAAGTTAGCAACGCATTAAGATACGGAAAGTTAAAACGATTGCCATGTGAAATATGTGGAAATATTAAATCTGAAGCTCATCACGATGATTATAGAAGCCCTTTAAAGGTAAGGTGGTTATGTTTTAAACATCACAGAGAATTACATGGACAGAAGGTAAGTTAATCATGATAAACCGCAACGTAGAATTAACACAAATAAATATTGGAGTATTTGACATACGCATACTATCGGCAGAGCTTAACGACTTATACAAGCGTTATGGCGGTATGGTTAATGTTAAAATTAGCAAGCCTGAAGCAAAAGGTACAGAAGAACAAAATAGGGCAATGCACTCTTTGCTCACTGAGTATTACAAAAGCGGTTATCATTCAGCGCCTGAAGGTTATACACTAGCTCAATTTAAAATATGGATGAAATTACAGTATGGCCCTGTATATGATATGTATATTGACGGTAAGGATATAAAAGTACCAAAGTCATGGTCTGATTATTCAAAGCAAGAACGTAGCGATTTTATTGATGGATTAGTAAGCGAAGTTAAGCAATCAGGAGCGTATAACGATTTTGTAAAGATACGCGAAATATTAGACGGGATGGAAATTAACGCTTGACATATCATCGCACATGTGCGATAGTTAGTTATCAAATAAAACGGAGGTAGTGAAATGCCAGAACTAACTCAAAATCAATTAGAATGGTTAAAAGATCAAATGCAACAAGGTAAAATGACAGCTGCACAAGCTAATGTTGAAATGGTTAGGATGGAAAGAGTTAGGATTATAGACTGTAGAGTTGATAGAGAAATCAGAACAATATTAAATGATGCTGTTAAAACTGGGTTGCTTTGTCATTATAAAAAAAATGGATATAAACCAGAATGCTATTATCATCCTGATTTTGAATATCTTGCCAGTGGCGAAAGAGCTAAATATGAGCAACAAAAATTAAATGTTTTAAATAAAGTTGCCAAATGTTTTGTTTTGAATGACTAATTATATGGTTTGTACTGTTAAAATAACCAAGTTAAGCGATTGTTGGTTATATAAAAAAAGAACTAGGAGAGTGATATCATGACAGGCGAACAAATTGAAGCAGCAAAACGCAGATTTGAAATGGAAGATGATCCAGTTGAAGAGAGTATTAAGCAGGAAGAGTTAGTGGCATTGTATGAAAATTTTATTGGCGTACACTTGCAAGAATCGCGCGAGTTATTACCTGATTCAGATCAAGAGCTAATTAAGGTATATTTAGAGAAAGATATTATCAAACTAGCTGAAGCGCTAAAACAAGGGAGGATTTAACATGGTTAAAAAAATCGAAATTAGTGATGAGACGTATGAAAAAATCAAAAATCAGTTAATTAATGATGAGTTTGAATATTATGGAAATTATGTATTAATAAGATCATATAGTGGAGGTTGTTTTGCTGGTGTTGTTGTTGTTGAAAATGAAATAAATAGGACTGTTGTATTAAATCATTGTCGCAGGCTTTGGTATTGGGATGGTGCAGCGTCTTTGTCACAATTGGCTATGGAAGGTGTTAAAGAACCAAAAAATTGTAAATTTACACAGGAAACCATGAATCATAGAATTTATGAGATAGTTGAAACAATACCTTGCACAAAAGAAGCGCAAAAAAATATTAGAGGGGTATGGATATGGAAAAAGTAGATAATAAATATATGCGTGGCTATGGCAATGGCAATGGCGATGGCTCTGGCTCTGGCTATGGCGATGGCTCTGGCAATGGCGATGGCTCTGGCAATGGCGATGGCAATGGCTATGGAAACTGAAATTAATTAAAATACTGAGGATATAATCATGAATTTTAGCAATAATGAAACTCATATTAAAAAGTTGAAAGCAGATTTCAAACGACAACATGGTGCATTACCAGTTAGTGATAAAAAGATAAAACAATTACATGATGCCTATAGACAAGTACAAAAAGTTAATAATCGTCACATGGCAGCATGGAAAAAGCAGATTAATTTAAAAAGAGAATTTAATACATGGAAAGAAGCAAGGGGGATAAAGTGACTGTTATTAATATAGTATCAAAATTTATAGCATTATTGCTAATATCGCTAGCTATATTTTACGGTACTATTCAAACAGTAAAAATAGGATGTGAATTAGACAGGCTTAACAATAATGTTGAATTGGCTATACAAGGTGCTGGATTGATGCCAGCAAAATAAATGGAGGTAAGGGAATAATGGAAAAAAGAATAATTGAAATTAATGGTGTTAAAATGGAAGTTGATTTAAGGGAAGCTGTAACGATAGAAAGTTATAAAGTTGGACAGCAAGTAAAGGTTTTAGTAGAAAGTGGTTATAGTGACAAAAAATACACTAGTCACTTCGGAACGATAGTAGGATTTGATAATTTTGAAAAGTTGCCTACTGTATTAATAGCGTATTTAGAAAATAATTGTAGTCCTGAAATAAAAATTGTTTATTTCAATAATGAAACCACTGGAATAGAAATATGCCCATGTAATGAAAATGATATTTTTCTTGATAAACAATCTATAATTGAAAAGTTCGATAATGATATTTTTAAAAAACAAGCAGAAATCAAAGATATAGAAGTAAAAAAAGATTACTTCATAAAAAGATTTGGTAAATATTTCAAAGAATAAATAAATAATTTTCATGCGTCCAGGGGTGGAATGTATGGATTAGCGCGGCGGGTGGGAATGCAGACACCGCAACTAGCAGGTAGCCGGAATACGTGGGATAAAGGCTTAAATCCTCATGACGTGACCACAAATACTAGTAAGACGTCCAGGGGTAACGCTCTCATCAGATTGATACCTGATCAGAGTACGTAGTTGGCTAATCATGCCGGAGTAGCGCCCGGCCCGCGCTAATAAATTAAAGGAGACACTTATGCCTAGAAACGATAGAGAACATCAAGAACAGTGTGCAGTCATTAGGTGGTGTGAGTTGAATAAAGCAAAATATCCGGCATTGGATATGATATTTGCGATACCTAATGGTGGACATAGACATATAGGAACAGCAAAAAAGTTAAAATCCGAAGGCGTTAAGCCTGGAGTGCCAGATTTATTTTTAGCGTGTTGTAATGTAATAAATAAAAATAAAAATATTGAGTGGCATGGATTATTCATTGAAATGAAATTTGGAAAAAATAAAGTTAGCGAAGAGCAAGAATGTTGGCACACCAAACTTTTATTATTTGGATATAAAGTAATCGTATGCTACTCATTTGAAGAAGCGGTCAAAGAAATATGCGAGTATTTAGACATACCATTTAAACTGTGAGGGAAATAATGAAATCTATAATAATACGTGATAACAATGGTAAATTACTTTATCACTTCAAATATGATAAAAAAGGTGTTATTTCAAAAATTGCTACAGAACTATCTGTTTGCTCATCAGCTACGGTGATTTTGCATGATGGTAGTAGAATAAATTTCCCGATAGAAAAAGGGTTTAAAAAAAAGAGGTGATGAAATGTATATAGTTTTTAGAGATTTAATCGAATGTGATTATAATAACATGCCTACTAAAAAATATGATGATTTAGAAGAAGCAAAAAAAGAAGCAAGAAGATTATGTGAAAAACATCCAAAAAATAAATTTTATGTCATGTTGGCAATATATGAATGTGTTTCTGTATTAACAATAAACGAGCGCTCAATATGACTATACTATTTTATCTACACAAACTAGACATATACATTACACCATGGCAGCTAATCAAACGGTGGTTAAAATTACCGCATTATTATGGTTATGAAGACAATACAGGAATTCATCAAAAATTTTGGCCTGAAAAGAAAGAAAACCACTACATACAATTGCCTAATCAGCAATATTTTAAAATTACAGATTACAAAGAGAAATTGAGTAAAAACAAACTAAATTAAAATTTATCATATTTTACTTTGGTTGTTAAAAATAAATTAAAGGATGATTAATTTATGAGTCAAATGATAACGCGCGATTCAAAAGAAATACTAAAAGAACTAAAACAACGTGCCGATACTAAAAAAACCATTGCAGAATTAAGTAGCGTATATTCTCAGGGATGTAATCGCCGATGGTTAAATCACGATGATTTGATTGAGTTGCAAGCGTATATATGTGAATTGAAAAGGAAAATAAAATAATATATAATAAACTAAACGGAGGATAAATGAAAAAATATTCAGATTTTATAAAAACAAAAATTAAATATAAAAGTTTTTTCGGGTTTGAATACAAAAATAAATCTGAAATATTATTTGATTTTCAATCTGACATTGTTAATTGGGCATGTAAAATTGGAAGGGCGGCAATTTTCGCTGATTGTGGATTAGGTAAAACTTTAATGCAGCTTGAATGGGCAAAAAATATAGATGGAAATGTTTTGTTTGTTGCTCCGCTTGCTGTTACTAGTCAAACAATTAAAGAAGCAAAGGATAAATTAAATTTAAATTTAGAATATCATAGACAACAACCCGAAAAAGTAAAGTATGTAATTACTAATTATGAAATGTTAGAAAATTTTGATGCTGATTATTTTGATGGTATTGTTTTAGACGAGTCGTCAATTTTAAAATCTTTTGCTGGAAAATTCAGAAATAGCATTATAGAAAAATTCAAAAACACAAAATATAAACTTTGTTGCACTGCTACGCCATCTCCTAATGATTTTATGGAATTGGGAAACCATTCTGAATTTTTAGGATATAATGATTATATTGATATGTTATCAATGTATTTTATTCATGATGCCGGAGAAACTCAAAAATGGAAAATAAAAGGACATGCTGAGGATGAGTTTTGGCGATGGGTATGTTCTTGGGCTGTAATGTTACAAAAGCCATCCGATCTCGGTTATGTTGACGGGAACTTTATTTTGCCAGAAATTGAATACCATAAAATAAGTATTGAAACTAATAAAAAAATAGATGGTTTTTTATTTCAAATGGAAGCGCAGACATTGCAAGAAAGAAATAGAGCTAGATCAGAAACTACAGAGGATAGATGCAATATAGCTGCAGATATTGTTAATAAAAAAGACGGACCTTTTTTAGTATGGTGTAATTTAAATAAAGAAAGCGAATTATTAAACAGATTAATAAAAGATTCAAAAGAAATAAAAGGCTCTGATGATTTGGAATATAAAAAAAATACTATGCAGGATTTTTCTAATAAAAAATTAAAAAGATTGATTACAAAACCATCAATAGCCGGATTCGGAATGAATTGGCAACATTGTAACAATATGGCTTTTGTTGGTTTGTCGGATTCTTATGAGCAATTTTATCAAGCGGTTAGACGTTGTTGGCGTTTTGGACAAAAGAAAAAAGTGAATTGTTATATTATAACTGCTGATATAGAGGGTGAAGTAGTTAAAAATATAGAACGTAAAAATGCAGATGCTGAAAAAATGGCTAAGGAGATGATAAAGCATATGTCAATATACAACAAAGAAAATATTCACAAAACAGTAAATAAAGAAGATTTAAAACAAGAAGAAATAATAAAAAAAACTAATAACTTTGAAATAGTAAATGGTGATTGTGTAGAAGCTTTGATGAAAGTAGAAGATAACTATTTTGATTATTCTATTTTTAGTCCTCCTTTTGCGTCTTTGTATAGTTATAGTGATAGTGAAAAAGATATGGGGAACTGTAAAAATAACATTACTTTTTATAGACAATTTAAATATTTGGTAAAAGAGTTATATAGAACAATAAAACCAGGTAGATTAGTTAGTTTTCATTGTATGAATTTACCCACTTCTAAGTTCAAACACGGCTATATAGGCATTGAAGATTTTAGGGGAATATTAATACGGTTGTTTCAGAGAGCGGGTTTTATTTATGTTTCTGAGGTTTGTATTTGGAAAGATCCAGTAGTAGCAATGCAAAGGACAAAAGCTAAGGGTTTGTTACATAAACAGGTTGTAAAAGATTCAGCTGATAGTAGGCAGGGAATACCTGATTATTTAGTAACAATGAAAAAACCAGGTGAAAATATTAATCCTATAGCTGGCGAATTTGATCATTTTTGTGGAGATGAAAACACTTTTAAATCTAATGGAAGATTAAGTATTGATATATGGCAAAAATATGCGTCACCAATATGGATGGATATTAATCAATCAAACACATTACAAAGAACATCAGCAAGGGAAGAAAAAGACGAAAAACACATATGCCCATTACAACTTGATGTTATCCACAGGGCATTACAATTATGGACAAATAAAGGTGATTTAGTTTTGAGTCCGTTTGCTGGTATTGGGTCAGAAGGCTATGAGTCGATAAAATTAGAAAGAAAATTTTATGGTATAGAATTAAAAAAATCATACTTTAATCAAATGTTTTTAAATTTACAAAATGCAGAAAAAGAAATTTATACTAATTCTTTATTTAAAGATGGTGTTTTATGATTAAAAAATGTCAATATTTACCAACATTATTAATCATCATTGATATTTTAGCAGCGCTTGGATATATACCAACTGGAGAATGGCGCAAGGTAATTTATTGGCTAGCAGCAGCAACTCTAACTTTTATGGTTACATACTGATGCTGCAATAGCCCTAAAACTCACGAGAATGCCGTTTATTTTGGCGAAAGGTGTTTAACCTATGCAATTGATAACCAAGAGAGAAATAATGCTTAATTTGCCAGAATTTGGAAAACGAAATATTGAGATTATCAAGGAAAGGAAGTGGATGTGATATCCACACACAATGGCCCTAGAATGCGTGAGGATGCCCATATTTTGACGAAAACAAACAAATCATAGGTGAGGTGGCATGATATGGAAAAAGAGTTAAAACCGTGTAAATGTGGTTCTGTTAAAGACGACTCAGTCGATTGTGTTAGATATTATAGAAAATTTATTGAACCATATAGATACATGGTAATGTGTTTCTGGTGTGGAAAACGAACAAGATCATATAAAACAAAAGAAGAAGCCATTAAAGCATGGAATAAAAGAATAGCCTTGCAATCATAGCCATTTTGTAGTATATTAACTATGCGCAAACGATGTAATGTCGTTGGGGGTGGGTTTCCTAGTAGCCTACCCCTATAAATACTAGGAGTCATATAATGCCGAGAACCAGAACAATAAGGCCAAATTTTTGGAATGATGAGAAGCTCGCGAGTGTTTCTCGAGACTCTCGATTAACCTTCATAGGAATGTGGACAGCGTCTGATGATTATGGAGTTGTTAAAGGTCATCCAGTTTGGTTAAAAAATCAAATATTCCCATATGACGATATATCAAACAATACTTTTGCAAAATGGATAAGAGAGTTAGAAACAATAAAATCTATACTTCCTTTTGAGCATAATCAAGAAAAGTATTATTTTATAAGGACTTTCAACAATCACCAGAAAGTTGACCGTCCTAGTTTATTAAGAAATCCAGAACCACCAGATAATATTCTCGATACACTCGCGAGTCATTCGCGAGACAATCTCGATGAAATAAAATTAAATAAAATAAAAGAAAAAGAAATAAAAGAAAATATAAATAGATCTTTTGATTTGTTTTGGGAATTATATCCAAGAAAGGTAGGAAAATTAAAAGCTAGAGAAAAGTTTGAAACAAAATATAGAGAATATAAACTTAATGGTGATTTTATAAAATTATTACTAAATTCGATAGAATTACAAAAAAAATCTAAACAATGGCAAAATCCTGAACATATACCTCATCCATTAACATGGTTAAATGGTGAACGATGGAATGATGAGGTTATTGTTGAGGATAAAAGACTAGAAGGTCTTAATCAAACACAATTAGCAGTGCTTGAAGCAAGAAGAAGGCGAGAGGCCAAAGAGTTAGAGCAAAAACAATTGGAGGTTAATAATGGCTAGTCGTGATGTAGTAGACAAGGTTATATTTAAGTTATCCGCTGTATTGCCTGATC